GTATGACCCACCTATGTCCCACCTTGCCCAAGAAAAAAACCCCGAGCCGAAGCTCGGGGTCCGGGACAGGGCGTAAGCCGGGTTCTGTTTCTGCGGTCATCTCTCTGGGACCGGTGTCGCCACCGGCCTCAAGCGGCCCATCCCAGGGGTTCTGGCGGGCCGGGCAAGCCCTTCCCCTCTACTGGGCCTTGCACCGGGTGGGGTTTGCCGTGCCCCAGCCTGTTACCAGGCCAGGCGGTGGGTGTAATAGAGCGTGCTTTTAGGATAGTTGGGCTGGACCCGACTAAAGGCGAAGGAAGGCGAACGAAGGCGATAAAGAAGGCGAAAAAAGGCGGCGGGCTCCCGAAAAAAGGCGGCGGTTTGGCGGAGGGCGGCCGATCACGCTTTCAGGACAGTAATGCGGGTCAGTACGATGCTGATCGGAAAAGGACGCTGTGCCAGGTTAATTTTTGCCGACCTGGAGCCGCTGACCGGGGCAATCTTTGACCGAGGTCAGTCATGCTTTTGGGGCAAATCGCTCACGCTTTTAGGACAGTAAAAGAGGGCGATGAGGAAGGCAAAAGCGCCCGTTGATGTAAGCCCACTTTATAGCAAACCGCGCAAAGTTGATGAGAGGAGTAAAGCGGCTACAGGAGCCGGGAAATGCCGCTATGCAGTCGTTTGTATAGGCTGAGACAGCGTGAGACAGCGTGAAGGGGGTACTTGAGACAGCGTGAGACAGCGTGAGACAGCGTCCGAAAGTGGCGAGAAGCCCTTCGTTATCGTGTTATGCACCTTTTGCATAACTGAGACACCGTGACGCTGTCTCAGCCCAAAATCTAAAGGATAGCTTAGTGTATGCTAATGAAAAACTCATCTGGTGTACCATAATGTTTCGCCTACCCCCTCCTCCTGGTAGCCCCGCCCCCAAAGCGCAACCCCCAGGCCTTCACCTGGGGGTCTGCCGGAGGTAGCGCCTTTCCAGCCAGAGGGCCTGGCGGGCCAGCTCTAGGAAGTCTTCCGGGTCCTCGGGAGGCTCGCGGTGGAGCCAGTGGCGGATGAGGGCGGAAAGCTGGGCGAGGGGTGGAGGGTCACGCTCCAGCTCCGCTAACCGGCCTGGAAACCCAGGGCCTCCAGGATGCCGTTGGCGGCGGTGAGGGCGAGGCCGGGCTTCTCCGCGGTGGCGCGGGCCCAGGCCTCCTGGTCCAGGGCGAGCTCACGGGTGAAGTCCAGGGCGGCGCTCAAGGGCGCCCGGGCCATGCGGCTGGTGAAGCGGTCCACCTGGGCGATGTCGGGCCTGCGGAAGGCGAAGGTGCTCTCGCCGTGGGTGAAGGTGTAGAAGGGCTTTTCCCGTTCCATCTAGCCTCCTAGCCGTGCTGGATCTCCCCGAGCACCACGAACTCCAGCTCCACGGTGATCCGCTCCGTGTCCTGCTCCACCCCGCCGAAGGAGCGCTTGGTGAAGAGGCAGTCCTTCAGGGTGTCGGTGACGGCGGTGCCGTTGCCCTTGTCGTAGGAGATGACGATGTCAAAGGGGTCAAGCTTGTAGACGTTTCCCTCGGGGGCGGCGGCCCGGAGGCGGTCGTACTCCTCCCGGAGGAGGGTGAGCTTTCCCGAGGCCTCCCAGTTGCCCTTGGTGTAGCCCCTGGGGGTGCGGCCCTTGCCGTAGATGGCGTTGACCTTCTCGGAGTCCTCGTAGTCAATGGAGAGGACGTCCGCCAGGGGCACGCCCTTCACCTGGATGCTGATGTGCTCCCAGTCGTAGTAGCGGCCGTTAATGGGCATGCTTCACCTCCTCACCCCACCAGGAAGGGGTTTTCAAAGCCGATGTCCATGACGATCTCCCGCAGGTAGCCCAGAGGGACGATGCGGATCTGGAGGCGAAGGGTCTGGGAGGCCAGGATGTCCTGGCCGGGAGGGGCCACCACGCGGCCCCGGGCGATCTCCCCGGCGGCCTGCATGAGGCGGAGGGGGGTGTTGGCCCGGGCCAGGAGGCTCGCCAGGCTGGCCTTGAGGTCGGTCGGGTCCACGTGCCACTGCACGAAGTCCAGGAGGGCCTGGCGCACCTGGTAGGTGGCCTTGTCCATGACCCGGCGGTTCTGAATCACCTTGTAATCGCTGGTGGGGGCGGCGGCGGTGCGGCCGTCCACGAGGAACCAGCCGTCCCGGCCGATGAGGCGGTAGACGGTGGTGAAGCCCGCCTGGTCCAGGGCCAGGGCGTGGGCGTTGTTGAAGAGGCTCTGTTTGCCGAAGGGGGTGTCCACGAAGGGGGCCACCTGGACCACCCCGCTCAGGGGCCCGAGCTGGACCCAGGCGGGGGAGACGTGGACCCGCTGGCTGGAGATGCGGGCCCCCACGCGGGAGGCGAGGCTCTGCACTTCCAGCCTGCCCGTGAGGGTGTCCACCACCTCCCCCCAGGCGGCCACGATCATCACCCGTTTGTGGCTGAAGCTCGCCTTCTCGCTCAAGCGGGCGTTGACCCAGGCGTCGGGGTCGTTCCCCGGGGGCAGGGTCTCGGTGAGGAAGAAGATGTAGCGGAAGTTCGCCTCGGCCTCGTCGGCCAGGGCGCCCAGGGCGGCCCACATGGCGGGGCCGGTGGGCTGGGCCACCTGGATGTACTCGTACTGCAGGTTGGTGTTGAGGGCGGCGCGGACGGCGGCCTGGACGCTAGAGACGCTGGCCTGGGGGGCGGTGGCCTGGAAGCGGTAGGTGGCCCCCGCGGCGTAGGTGCCGGTGGCGAAGTTCAGGGTGAGCCCCGTCCCCGGCAGGGTGTAGGTGGCGGCGGTGGCGATCTCCTGGCTGGTGGTGTCCCCGCCGTCCAGGCTGTAGGTGAAGGTGGCCGTGCCCAGGGCCCCTCCCTTGGCTATCCTTACCACGATCTCGTAGGCGTCCAGGGGGCTTCCCGTGATGGTGACGGCGGGGGAAGAGGGGTTGCCGCTGTCCGCGGCCACGCTCCCCGCGATGTCGGCTTGCGCCCGCACCGCGTAGACCTGGCCGCCCCCGTAGGCCAGCTGGTCGGCCACGGCCCGGGCCAGGGGGCCGGTGCCCAGGACGCCGGGGACGGCGGCGAGGTCGCTGAAGGCCAGGACCTGGTCCACCGGCCCCTGGCTGGAGACGCCCACCACCACCCGCTGGCCCTCGCCGCTCGGGGCCACGATGCCCAGGCCCCCGTCTTGGATCTCTGGGTAGACGCCGGGTAGCCTTGCCATCTTCTATCTACCTCCTACCTGTGGGTGGGCCCCTGGAGGAACTCCTTCAGGGCCTTCTCAAACTGGGCGCGGGAGACCCGGGTCCCCTCGGCCCAGCCCGCGTAGACCTTGAGCCCCGCGAAGGCCCACGGGGGCACCCCCAGGGCCTGGGCGTGCTCTTCAATCGTGGGAAGGGCTTCTTGCGCTTGGACCTTTTCCTCTTCCTTGGGCATCCTAGACCTCCTCTTCGAGGACCGCCTCCTCCACCTCCACGGCGATGGGCACCCAGGCGGTGTCCTCGTAGAGGGCAATCTCCACGGGGACTTCCAGGGCCAGGGCGTTTTCCCCCACCAGGAGGCCTTCCTCGTCCAGATAGGAGAGGGCGATATCGTTCAGCTTGGCGTGATAGTCCTCCCCCACGTGCAGGGGGGTGTCCCACATATAGAGGAGAACCCCGGCGAGGAGCTGGTCCAGCTCCTCGCTGGAGCGGGCATAAAGCTCCAGGCGGATACGTAAGGTGCCTCCATAGAGCCTGCGCCGGGTCTTGACGGGCCCGGCCACTACCCGGCTCCCGTCCCGCTTGAGGGCGCCGGTGAGGGGCTGGATCAGGGCGGCGGGGGCCATCCGGTAGGCCTCCTCCCGGCTCCGGCCCACCAGGACCCGGGTGGGGGGAAGGCCCGCGTGGGCGCAGGCCGCCTTGAGGTACTCCAGCACCGGGGCGATCACCGCGTCGCCTCCTTCATCCACTCCAGGAGGAGGGCCTTGGCCTCCTCGCGGTCTTCCTCGGTGAGGCCCAGGAAGGGGCGGGCGGGGATGTAGACCTTCCGCCCCCTCCCGGCGTAGCCCCCGAACTGGTGGATGCGGGCGTACTCCAGGTTAGTGCCCACGTAGATGCGGCTTCCCGCCACCTTCCAGGAGATGGAGTTCTTCAGGCGGGCCGTGACGACCAGGGGCTTGCGCAGGGCCACGCGCCTCTGGGCGGCGGCGGAGATCCCGCCCCGCTTGAGCCGGTCCCTGGGCCGCACCTCCTTCGCCAGGGTGGCGGGGGAGAGGGGCGGCCAGGGGGAGCCGTCCGGGGCCCGGCTCTCCTCAAAGCGGCGGTGGGTGCGGGCGAGGATCCCCTCGGCGATGGCCTCCTTGACCTTCTGGGGGACGCCCCGCCCGAGCTTTCTCAGGGCCTCGTTTAGCTCCCGCCAGTCCCCTTTGAGGCGCACGCCCATCAGAAGTCCTCCAGGCTCTCCCGGGAGAAGACCCGCTTCCCCCGGACGGCGGCCCCGCCCTTGGGCCTCGCGGGCTCCCCCGTGGGGGGGAGGGGCAGGGAGGCCTTGCCCACGGCCACGTCCCGAAGGAAGGCCACGGCGTCCCGGTATCGGGTGAGGGCGGCCTCGTCGGCGGTGCCGGGCCGGATGCCCCGGCGGAGCATGAGGCGGTAGACGGCGATGTCCACCGCCTTGGCCTTCAGCACCTCGGGGAGGGAGGGGAGGGGGAGGGCGTAGCGCTGGGCGAGGTAGCTTTCCACCTCGGCCCAGGCCTCCCTCAGGGCGGCTTCGGCCCGGGCCTGGCCCTCGGGCGTGAGGACCCCCGCCCCCTCCTCGTCCACCAGGTAGAGGAGGACGTCTAGGGGGAGGGCTTGGCGGAGGTCCTCGAGGGTGATCATGCGCCGGTGCCGGTGGAGCCGTAGGCCAGCTGCCAGAAGAGGTAGCCCGCCGCTTTACGCTCGTAGACCCCGTAGATGAAGACGTTGCGCTTGAAGACCTCGTCGGAGGTCTCGGGGTCGTCCTTCGCCACCCACTCGGGGCGGCTCCGCCGCTGGAGGACGAAGGGGCGGATGGCCTGGCTCCCATCCACCAGGAACCAGTAGGTCTCGTACTCCTCCACCAGCCAGGGGCTGACCAGGATCTCGGCCTTCCCGTAGTCGGGGTTGGCCCCGCCCGAGGGCAGGGTGGGCACCCCCACGATCTCGTAGGCGGTGCTCTCCAGCCCGGGGCCCACCACCAGGTAGATGGGCTTTTGCAAGAAGAAGCCCAGGGGGTAGCCTCGGGCGTCGGTGAGCTGCCTCATCTGGCTCAGGGCCTGACGGAAGGCCTCCCGGGTCAGGGGAGCATTGCTCGCGTTCTGGAAGGTCCGCTTCCCCACCGTGTGGGAGCCGAAGAAGGGGCGGCCGTCGTAGCCCTTCTGCTGGAACCCCTTGCGCAGGAGGTCGGCGATGAGGAGGTCGTCGTGCTCGGCCCACCTCCGGGCGTACTGGAGGGCGGTGATGCGGATGAGGTCCATCTGGTCGTCCTCCGCGTCCGTGCGGGACACGGCGAAGGTGGCCTCCCAGTCGGCGTTGGCGATGGCGAAGGTCTCGGCGGTGAGGTTCTGGACCTGCCGCTCCCCCTCCCAGAGGCGCATGGTGGGCATGTTCTCCATCCAGGCGTAGTAGTTGGCCCGGCCGTTGGACTGGACCTCCAGGGCCAGCTTCGGCCAGAGGGGGGTGTACCCCTCCTTGGCCTCAAAGACCAGGCTCCTGAGGGTCCGGCTGAGGGCGCTCAGGTTCTCGCGGTTCAGGATCATTACCACACCTCCACCCAGACGTAGTCCGGTTCCACCTTCAGGGCCCGGCCCGCCTTGGAGCGGCCCGTGCCCGTTTTGCCCACGGTGTTGGGCCCGGTGGCATAAACGTCCTTTCCCAGCTCCGTGGGGCCCACGGGGTCGGCGGGGTCGTTCTCAAAGCGGAACACTCCCCGGCGCACCAGGACCTTCTTCGCGCCGTCCGTCCCCCCGGTGTTGTCCACCGTCTCCTGGGCCACGCCCAGGGCGATCTTCCCGGTGCCCGGGGCCGCCTCCTCGGCGTAGCCCCCGCTCACCATCACCAGGGCTCCCTGCCGGATGACGGCGTTCGCCTTCACCGGGAGGGGGATGAGGTACTCGTCCGCCCAGCGCTCGGTGTCAAACATCACTCACCTCCAAACCGCTTCAGGGCCTCCTCGGAAACCCTGAAGACCTGGGCGAGCCTGCGCAGAGGCTCGTCCTCCTCCAAGGCCTTCCGCTCCGCCTTGGGCAGCTCCACGGGCACCAGCCGGGGCATCCCCTCCAGGGCCTTGCGGGCGGCCTCGAGGTCGGCCCGGGCCTGGGCGAGCCAGAACTCCCGCTGGTGGGGGAGGATGCGCCCTTCCTCCAGGGCCTTACGCACCAGGGCCTGGGCCTTCTCCTCCCGGGTCTGGACCTTGATGGCTTCCAGCTCCTTCCGGGTGCGCTCCAGCTCCTCCAGGGCGTCCTGCGCGGCCAGGAGGCGCAGGAGCTTGGCCTTGAGCTCCGTGGGGTCCTCGGCCCCGAGCCCCACCTCCAGGACCACCCGGCCCACGGCGGCCTCTCGCTTGAGGTCCTCCAGGGCCTGGAGGGCCGCCTCCTCGGTGGCCTCCGGGTCCAGTCCTAGGGCCTGCCTGAGCTTTTCCAGCATGTCCGCCTCCGCTTCTATGCGCTTTTGGAACCGGATGCCGGGGTTGTTGGTGAGGGCGAAGG